GTATCCTTGTTTTCAGATCCTTTGCCAGCCCTGTCTACTACGAGTTTGCCCGACGTTCTTTTATAATTCCTTGGGTCGTTTTCATCGACTTTTGTTTTGCTTGGTAATCTATGTATTAAAGCGCCAGTTTTAACTCCTTGGACATCAGGTCTTAAAAATCTTGGATTGTCCGGGTGAAACCATCTCGGATCAACTTGAGGTGTTGGTGCATAACTTCCTTCAGGCATTGCTCTTCGACCGGGTCCATATCTTCCAATCCCTCCGTTGGATCCTTCTTCTTCATAAGGAATACGTGGTGCTACGCGTGGTGGTCCACTTCTTGGAATAGCTTCTCCGGGGGTAAGGCCCGGGTCTTCATGCGGTATTCCTAATTGTCTTAATCTTCTTGATTCTTCTTCACTGGTTGCTTCGACAATACTTTGATTGGGTTGGTTAGATGCTCTGCCTCCTTTAGCAAAAGCAGCGATGCCCCCAGCTTTTTTGTTTTGTAAATAAGGTTGAAGTGCTTGTAACTGATGCGGAGCAAGTTGATCTAAAGGCTTGTTGAATAACATCAATGCAAAATCATTATCGCTCATTTCTACATCGCCTCCTCCTTGTAATCCTATAATACCTCCCTGTTTAATTCCGCTGTACGGTTTGTCGGGATAATTAGAATAATCAATTGGGTCAATATTAGGGTCATCATAAGGCATGAATTGACCTGGGTTTTGTGCGTAAAATTTATTGTAGCCCGGATACTTCGGCTCTGGCGGTGGAACGGGGTCGAACATTCCTGCTCCGTAAAGTCCTGCTCCTAATGCTCCTGCTCCTAGACCTACTTTAAGACGATCTGTCTGAGCCGCTGTTACTGGAACGCTACGTACAGCTCCTTGGGCATCTCGAACCAATTGAAATTGTTGTCCTTCTGCGGTCATCACGGGTTGTTCACTTCTAAAAACTCCCGCGCCTTTATCAAACCAACCTCTCCATCCTTCTGCTGGTGGTGGTGTTGTGGAATAAGTCTTTGCACCCTTTTCTAGGAAGGGTAATTGTTGGATTATTTTTTCCTGCTCAGTTAGTTTTTTCCCACCTTCCGTCAGGGTTTTTGTTATATCAAATGCTTCAGTTGCACGCAGAGGACCTGTTTGGATGGCTGATCCAGTTATTTCTGGGGCAGCCTGCATCGCCATATTTTTTGTTTGATCAGCTCCTGCTTGTTGAGGCCCTAACATTTCACCTGTAAGCGCCATTATAGTCGTGTCTCTAAATGCGTCTTTCCATAAATTACTACCCCGTTTGCCTGATAACGCCCCTATTCCGACGTTCATTGCGTACATCATTGCCATTGTTTGAGGTGTCATAATTTCTCCTGTTAAAATCAGTGTTATTATTCAATTTACTTAATTTTTGCGCCCTCGTCAATAAACCTACCCTTATAACTATAGTCTCCGTGGTGGGTAATATACGCGTCGACATTAGCGTAAAGCTTACCTCCAATCTTGGTCCAGCGTTCACAAAAAGCGAAGTCTTCCCCCTTAAACGTTCCTTTTTCCTTATTGAATTCTGTATCGAAAAAGTTCCAGAAGTGTTCTGTTTCATGCATTTGTTGGTTCAGCATCGTTTGTTGTTTGATTTTCATTTCTGGATATTCTTTAGCCATACGTTCGAAGACCTGGCGTTTAAGAAGCATGAATCCGGTAGGTCCCCTGCTAATTTCTGCTATTCCATTTTCAATAACAATGTTTTCAGGATCAATAAAAGCCATGGGAAAATAGTAACCACACTTACTAATATGGCGTCCTGATCTTTTACTAATATCCTTAGCTTTGTCCCAGTCCACCACTTTCATTGGGTAGGGAGTAAGGACAATATCCTTATCAGCTTTAAGCATGGTTAATAAGGACGTTTCATCAAATTCAATATCCGTATCGACAAAGAGCATATGGGTGCATCCTGATTTAAGGAAGGCAGCCACACACAGATTACGCCCCTGGGTGACGATAGAAGATTGAAGTAAATGAAAAGTGATGGGAATTTGGTTGCGTTGGCAAAGGGCCTGAAGCTCCAGAGTCGCTCTCATATAATGAATATCAACCCCTCCGTGGCACGGAGAAGTAAAAAATAATTTTACTGGATGATCCTCTACTTTCTTGTCCCACTCAATGACGTCATTACCTTTATTAGTGTTTTGTCCAAAAATATTTTTTTCATTAATAATACTTTTTTCATCGATTTTATAAGTCATGCCACTCCTTTTATTTTTAAAATTTGTTTAAAAAAGCTTTCCCATTCACCAGCTCTCATATCCCAGTCATAGAAATGACGGTAGTATTTTTGCTGAGCGTTTAAACGTTCCTTTAACTCAGGCTCGTGAAGATGTTTAGCTAGATATTCAATCATGACTTTAAACTTGTGAGCAAGCGTATGAATATTGGATTCATAATTAAGATAATAGGCATAGTCCGTGCACGTTTCGAATAAGGCTCCAAAATTGGTAACGACGACTACGTTACCTGCAGCTAGCGCTTCGACCGCAGAGATGCAGGATGTTTCTTCCCAAATACTAGGATAAACAAACATATTACTTTCTTGCATCGCATCAATAACTTCTAGGTTAGGTTTGTAGCCGATATAATTAACATTAGGCATCTTATCCATTTTTTCATACATAGGTTCAAAACGTTTGTCGTTGGCTTCTTTGAATTGATCTCCATATAGTTGAGTGGAACTATAGACATCCAAGGTAATATTAGAATCTTTAATCAACTCCATAGTTCCTAATAAAACATTAAGGCCACGCCAGGGAGTAGAGGTATGAATCAGTTTAACCGGATCGCCCGGTTTCCAAGTCTTGCGCTCTTTCCATTTAATGGTAGGTAAAGCGTTCTTAATAACACTACACTTATGAGTAGGCAGCTTATAAAGATACCTAAATTTTTCATAGTTCCAATGGCTATTAAAAACGTACCAGTCATACTTTCTTAGGTTTTCCGGTTCACTGAACCAAGGAGCAATGTTAGGTTGATCGTAAGAGTTTTTCATCCAGAGAACATTGATTCTATCCCTGTCGAGAGGGTCCTTTTCAGGAATGGACAAAGTAATTTTTATTTTTTTAAAGTAATCTGTGGATAATCTTTTCTTTAGCTCCGCCATTTGTAATTCTGTTCCACCTAAAGGAGTCATTTTTTAAAGGGATTCTTTCCAAACACGTCCAGTCCTTTAGGGATTATAATTTTAACATCCCTCCGAATATCTTGAGGGCTAACGTTTTGTTTGAGTATTTCTAATTCCAATTCAGCTTCATCCTTATAAACCTGTTTAGTTTTAATATTAGTAATAGTGGTTTCTGATCTTACCTTGTGTCTAGGAACCTTTTGACCGTTAATGGTTGCATAATCCATTAAGTTCGGTCCTGTTCCAATATAGCTACGGTTCCCGTAATAAAACTTGCTCCAGTCGCGGTAAGTTTTAGAGCGTCACTTTCCTCAAACACTTTAAGTCCTGTTACTAAATCAGTAGTAGTGGTGGCTCCCATTACTCGTTTAGAAAAACTGTACGTAGTACTATCGGAAGCATCAGTAATAGCTGCACTTACAGAAACTGTTCCGCTACTCAAATTAAAACATTGAATACTTTTAACTAAAGCAACCGTTTCTGCAGGACAGGTATAAACTACCTTTGCATTTGTTGTGTTTAAATCAAATTGAGTATTAATAAATTTATTTGCCATTAGCGTCCCTGTCCACGATAGCGTTGCTTATACATACTTTTTGCGTGTTTGTTAAGTCTTTTTGTGTGTCTGCCAGGACGCTTTTTTTGCGTTCTTTTATGGTAGTTAGAGACGCCAAATCTAGGTAGTGCCATTGTTTTTATCCGCTGAAGAAAAAAGACTCCGCCTCTGTGTCGTCTATAATTTGAGAAGGATAGGTCGTATTTAATTTTTGAATGATGTTGTTAATATCGCGACCAAACTGATTTAAATTATCAGGTTGATAGTTAGGTGTCGCTTGGGAAACAATTTGTACTATTTTAGCCATTATCTTCTTCCTCCTGCATGGATGTCAGCACGGAATGTTCCGAATCTCCAAGTTTGACCCGTACCTGTATTAGCTATTTTAAACGATGCTGCTCGTCCCCGTGCTCGACAGTTGACTTGTTGAGTGCTGGTAGTAATAGTAAACGGTCCAGTAATAATAGGACCCGAAGCCGAAGACGTTCGTGTATCCGACGGAAAATCTCTTAACATAATAGAAACCTCAGCATCACCAACTTGATTTTTAAAGTCAGGGATAAATCTACTGATTCTACACATAAATTCTCCAGCCCCCGTTACATTACCAGTTTGATCAATATCAAAATCTCCTGATTCGAGTTGAGCTGGAATTGCAGTGGTTGTTCCATCTGCTTTAACTTGATCGCTACCGGTTTCTTGAGCATAGTAGGTAGTGGCTCCATTTTCAATACCCGGAACAGAACCTGCCGTTGGTGTCTCACTGCTGTTATAAGCTGTGGCATAAGGTTTTCCATACACCCCTTGATCTACCCAAGTAGTTCTTTTTAATAAACTTCCCGCATTGGTTGTCCATACTCCGCCTGGAATGTTTTGAGAATCTCTAGTATTATAAGTTACGGATCTATCGACTGCCGTTGAAGCAGCACTTGGATAAAACCAAGTAATCTCATTAAACTTATCATTTACACCTGCATGCACAATAAACTCTGCATCATTATTCACATCTCCAAAAACATAATCTTCTACCAAACACGGTAGTTTTTTAACAGACGCACCGTCGAAATAGAAAAAACTATCTTCAGACATCCAATAAATAATACCGTCTACCTCGATAGCTCCGTGTTGACTAATAAGACCACAGTTGGTTCCGACTTGTTCAAATCCAAAAGTAAAAGGAGCTCCAATAAATCTCATTGTAAACATTGCCGTATCCGACCATATATAATTCCCATTACGTCCTCTAAGAGTCCCTATTATTTTAGAACCATCGGCCAGTCTTTGTGTACCCGCCGTATTAACCGCGGTAGGTGTATAAGTATTAATATCTTCCTGATTAGAAAACCTAATAAACATATCGTCCTGACTGGACGTTGTTCCAATGGTAGTCTCGGTTCCAAAAAAGCATAAGTGTCTATCCGGTGTAGATACTAGCATGTCTCTGGATGCTGTAGGAGCACCTGACACTAGGGTGGCTCTAACGGGTGTACTAAGGGCTCCAGCTGCTGAGGGATCCCATTCCACGATTACGCCGTTATAAATTAAAGCTAAAAGCTTTTGACCATAATTAGTTAATCGCCATTGACCGGGATCAATAATAACTCCCGCCGCTGTATTCGATCCCCATCCTGTATAATCGGTTGCGTTTGTAACGGTAACACCATCCGTATGTTCCACATCACTGGTTCCAGCTTGACCCCTAGAAATACCTGAAATGGTATTAGTAGACGTATCGTTAGCGGTATAAGTCATTAATTCATTTTCTATGAGTAAAGTTCCACTAGGCTCTGGCATTGAAGCAGACGAAGTTAGCACTACTGAGGTTGCGGCAGCTAAAAAATTTCCTCCATTATTGATCGTAGTTGTAGTAGCGGTAACAGAACCTCCATATTTTCCTGTTCCAAATCCATATCCCGGTAATTGAAAAGCAGGTCCTACGACATAGTAGAAATCTAACGTTGCGGTTCCAGCAGTAGCGACGGAGCCGGTAGCGTTTTTAGACATAGTAATAGTAAAAGTGGTAGTGGTAGGGATGGTTTTAACTTGAAAAGTTTGTGCAAAATCTGCTGTAGCATAACCCGACCCTGCTGGAGGTGTCACGGCTGAAAAGACTATTAAGTCCCCTACTGATAAAGTATGTGTAGTGGTACACGTAACGGTTACTTCATCATCGGCTGAAGTAGTAGTAAAACAATTGGTCATTCCAGTTTGTTGTCTGGACGTTTCTAAAGGATGAATATCGTAGAAACTTCCTTCATAGTAAATATATAAAATTTTGTCTGTTCCAATGGCCGCGTACCGGTTTCCTGCTAAATCAAACCACGCATGTTGGTCTCTGGCTACTCCTACTAGGGAAGTAGCTCCTAATTGTTCCCATCCCCCTATTTTTTCAGGGAGTCCATACCTAAAACGAACATATTGTCCTTCTACCCAACGCCCTTCAGCGCCGGTTTCAGTAACCTGTTTATCGAAACCGGGAATAAGTTGTACTTTTGCTAGTGCCATAATAGGAGAATATAGCTTAAATTAGGTCCTTAATAAACCCATCTCAAAGTGCAGGAGATATTGATATGTGGTGGTAATATCTCCCACACATATACATTATAACTTATTTTTTCTTGGGGGACAACTTAAAACCTTTAAACCAAGGAGGAAGTCCTAGTATAGGACGTCTATCAAATTTATTAGCCAGAGCTTCTTTTTTATTTTTAGTGTCATTATAATGAAGAAAAACCTGACAATAGTCCTTACCGGGATAAGGTTCTCTCCAATGTTCAACTTCACAGCCTTGATAAATAATCATATCACCCACTTCCAGTTCAATGGGAATCCCTGCCTGTCCCGTTTTACCCGTCGGGTCTACATACAAAGGCCATTTGGTATCACCCCCTAAATGAAGGGTGGTGGATACTTCACAGGAATAACGATCTTTATGTCGATGTAGGACATCGCCTGTTTTGTAAATGCGAGCATACGAATAGGTTTCATAAAGCTTTAAGCCGGTTTCTTTTTCCATTCTTTCTCGTAGATTTTCTAATAAGGTTTCCATAACGATATCTCCATAATGGGAATAAGTATTAGGAATCTGTTCATCATTCCAGTATCCCCACTCCGTCGCATAAGGGTTTATATATCTCGTATCGAAGAAGAGACGAGCGACTTTTCTTTTATTTTGAAAATATTTATAAACAAAAGCAGCCAGCTCTTTACTAATCATCCCTTTAATAATTTGATAAGATTTTTTATTTTTAAATTTAGGAGCTTTGGGTAACTTCTCTCCTCTTTCATTAGTCTTAGGCATCTTTTTTTCGTTTCTTTTTCATGAGTTCTTTTTTCTTTTCTTGAATAAAGGTTTCTACCATATCAGGG